GAATTAGTTTTACTACTTTAGTTACACAAATTAGAAACTACACAGAAGTAGATTCAAATGTTTTAACAGATGCTATTTTAGAAAATATTATTTTAAATGCGCAATATAGAATAATGCGTGATGTTCCTATTGATGCAGATAGAAGACAACAATCTGGTAATTTAGTTCCAGGACAAGAAACAATAAACGCTCCAGGTGGAGCTTTGTTTATTAGAGGTATACAAGTTTATGACTCAAGCGCTGTTTTAACAGGTAGTAATGTTTGGTTAGAGAAAAAAGATGTAACGTACTTACAAGAATATCAACCGATTACAGGGACTTCTGCAGCGCAAGGTAGACCAAAATATTATGCCATGTTTGGTAACGCCACTGGAGATGGAGATACTAATTCTGGTCGTATTTTTTTAGCCCCAACACCTAATACTAATTATAAATTTAGAGTTCATTATAACAAGATGCCAGCTACTTTAGCCTCAGATAATCTCACTAATTATATCAGTTTAAACTTCCCAAATGGCTTATTATACTGCTGTTTAGCAGAGGCTTATGCCTTTCTAAAAGGCCCAGCAGATATGTTGACATTATACGAGCAAAAGTATAAACAGGAAGTAGATAAGTTTGGTGTTGAACAAATCGGCAGAAGAAGACGAGACGACTATACCGACGGAGCTGTTAGATTATCAATACCATCAACAACACCTTAAGGAGATAAGATATGGCAATAACATCGGCAATTTGTACAAGTTTTAAAGTAGAACTTTTAAAAGGTGTGCACAACTTTACAGCAACAACAGGTAACACTTTTAAAATTGCTTTGTATGATAGCGACGCGACTCTTGGAGCAGGGACTACGGCTTTCACAACTTCAGAAGAAATTACAAACACATCTGGAACGGCTTACACTTCTGGTGGTGCCACGTTAACAAGCGTAACTCCAGTTGCTTCAAGCACAACTGCACTTTGTGATTTTGACGATGTAAGTTTTTCATCAGCTACTTTTACAGCTAATGGCGCATTAATTTACAACTCATCTGCAACAAACGCGGCAGTGGCAGCTATAGCTTTTGGTTCTGATAAAACAGCAACTAACGGAACTTTTACAATTCAGTTTCCAGCAGCAGACGCATCAAACGCTATCATTAGATTAGCATAGGAGGACCAAGATGTCGGTTCAATCAGGATGGGGTCGATTCACCTGGGGCCAAGCATATTGGAACGAAGATGCTTTACTTGCAACCGGTTGGGGTGCAAAAGCATGGGGCGATAGTGGTTGGGGACAACTCGCCGATGAAACAATTACATTAACAGGACTATCTGCAACTTTTAGTGTTGGCTCTTTAACATTAACGGGAACTGCTGATATTACATTATCAGGAAACTCTTCTACAACATCAGTTGGTTCTATTTCACCAGTAATACCTAAAACAGTTTCAGTTACTGGCATCTCAATTACATCTTCTCAAGGAACAGCATCGGTTGACGTTTCCGTAACACCGACAATAACGGGTCAATCTATTACTTCAGCGATTGGTGTGGTAGATCCTGCGGATCAGTTTGTAGGTTTAACAGGACAAGAAATTACTGTTTCTCAAGGATCAGCAGTTGCACCAAATGAAGACGTAACTTTAACAGGGCAATCTATAACTTCTACATTAGGAAATTCAATTGCTTTTGTTGGAACAGCTGTTTTCCCTAGTGGTTTTTCAATAACAACTTCATTAGGCTCTGTTGTTGTACCAAACGAAGATGTAACTTTAACAGGTGTGCAAGCAGATTTTAGTTTAGGCACAATATTAGGAACAGGTTCTGTAGCTATTACATTGACAGGTCAAGCAGCTACGGCTGCAGTGGGAGCTTTAGCACCTGCAGACGTTATAGGATTAACGGGTGTTTCTGCTACATCTTCTGTAGGAAGTATAGATCCAAAAGATCAGGTTATGGGACTAACAGGTCAAGCAGCTACGGTAAGTGTGGGAATAGTAAATGTTAAAGCTTACGCAGATATTGACACAGGTTCAAACACGTCGTATAGTGATGTTTCAACAGGTTCGAATACATCGTATTCAGATGTTGCAACTGGATCAAATACCAGCTATAACGATGTAACAGGAGAAGCAGCTTAATATGGCATCAACATTTACACCTTTGGGTATTGAAAAAATGGCTACTGGCGAAAACGCCGGTACATGGGGAAATAAAACAAATACCAATTTAGAACTTATTGAACAGATAGCTGGTGGTTTTACACAGCAATCTATAGCTGGTGGTGCTCAAACGACAGCTTTATCTATTTCTGACTCTGGAACTGGTGATGTAGCAGGCCATAGAATGATTGAGTTTACAGGCACAATTACAGGTAATCAAATTGTTACGATTCCAAACGACATTCAAAACTTTTACATTTTAAAAAATTCAACATCAGGCGCATACACAGTACAGTTTAAATATGCTACAGGAACAGGTGATAGCTTTACTTATTCCGCTACAACAAAAACAACTAAAATAATTTTTGCTTCTGGTAATCCAGACACAACAAATCCAAACATGATTGAGGTTCAAACAGGTGGAGATGTTGTTGATGATACATCGCCACAATTAGGTGGTAATTTAGATACTAACTCTTTCATGATAGATTTTGATGATGCTCATGGTATCAGAGATGAAAATGGAAATGAACAATTAATTTTTGAAACAACATCATCCGCAGTAAATCATATTGATATAACAAACGCTGCAACAGGTGGTGGTGCACAAATCGGTGCAGTTGGAGGTGATTCAAATCTTAACCTAAGATTAAGACCAAAAGGAACTGGTGTAATCGAAGCAATGGGTGCAGATAATCCAGGTTCAATTCAACTTAACTGTGAGTCCAACTCCCACGGTATCAAGCTGACCTCTCCGCCCCACTCGTCCGGTCAATCATACGAATTAAAATTTCCAACAGGTAACGTAACAGCAGATAGATTTTTAAAAGTTGCATCAGTTACAGGATCAGGAACAACAGGTGTTGGTCAATTATCTTTTGCTGAAGTATCTGGTGGAACATCATGGCAAGCTGTAAAAACTTCTGGTTTTACTGCGGTAGCAGGTGAGGGATATTTCTGTAATACAACATCAGCAGCTTTCACAGCAACATTACCATCATCAGCAACGATCGGTGATGAAATAAGTTTCATAGATTATGCAGGTACGTTTGATACAAACAATTTAACTATTGGGAGAAACTCACACAACAT